CGGCTAGAGCAAACTGTGAAATTCGAAAAGAGCCATCTCCTCTTGCTAATAGCTCTCTCCCCTTTTTGGTTAAGATTGCGTCGACTGTTACGACTGAGTTATTTAAGTATCCCATTTTTCTAACTTTGTTTTATATTATATAAATATCTTGTTTATTCTTTTTATACTGTACACGCAGTTACTATTTCAGTAACAAAGCCTCTAAAGTTTGTTTTTACTATATTTCTATTTTCTTTTATCCACACTTGTTTATCTGAAATAGCAATCAATCTACTACCTTCTATAGTGAGTAATCTAGCACCAGAAGATCTAGTAACTATCCTTGTGGGTCCTGTGTTGCTTAAGGTTTTTATTTTATCCCCTGTTGCAAACACATCCCTTAGGACGAAAAGGTTAACAGTACGAATCAAACTTCCAACCGTATTAAGTTCTTGTACTGTAAGCACCTGCATATCTTCAGTAATATTTGTGCCATCGGTTTTTAGTCCATTAACAGAAATTATATCTCCTGGTTTAAGTTTTACTCCTGTGCCTTGTAATGAAATATTAGATTGGGTCTCTGCATCAAAATGGGAAACGGTAGAAGCATAAGCAGCCCCTGTATCAATACCTAACATAAACCCTACTTGTTCACTTGACACTTCTGGAAATTCAGTTGGTCCTTCAAACAATATAGGAACTATATCTCTATCGGCTAACGACTGGCTACATATAAAGCTACTTGTTACTGAAGTATTGTAAATAGCTGCATCAAATGGTTTGGCTGCTACTGCAGGAGATATACCAGAGAAATCTTCTTCGGTTGTTTTTGTACCGTTGTATCTAGCGTTTATTAAACCTGTATCGGTATAATTAGAATCCTGCACTTGTGCTTTTGGAGCATAAGGTTCTTGATCTGAATAATATAAACTTACCGGTAGAAAGTCTATATTACTATTATCATTACTAGCTAGAAAAGAAGTTACTGTTACTGTTTCTGTTCCTCCTGATGCTGCGGTAACATTAGATTCTTGTTTTAACCTTAGAAATACGTTTCCTGAGGTAAAACTGCCTGATGTTATAGCAAGCTGAAAAGGATGATATGTAGAGTTTATTTCTCCATTAGTATAGTCTTGAGTAGCTAAAGTATGTGTAGTTCTATGACTATTTGAATTATCAAAGTTTGCATTATCGTCAATCTGTAAAATTAAAGACGAAGTTACTTCTAATTGATAAGATGGATTATTATATAGAGAGCTTGTTACATTTATTACCGATGATTGGGGGAATCCTAACGAAGATTCTAAATCCGGTCTTAATACTCTTACAGTTAAATCTCTATTATTAATAAAAGAAGAGACTGATGAAGTAACTGGTCCTAGCAAGCTTTGTCCTGATGTGTCAAAATCAGAATCACCTACAGAGTCTGATAGTATGCCAGTACCGTCGTCATATTTCAAAGTTTTAATTACAGTACCGAATCCTGCTATAGCGTTAAAGTTAGAAGGTCTTACCAGGCCACTTGTTCGATCTACATCATACCTTATAAAAGATTCTCTTGCATCTTCTGCATTAGAGATAATAGCGTTATAGTTGTTGTAGAAAAAAGTTTCAGTTAAGTATGGACTCAATCCAATTGAAGCGCCTCGGCTTCCTGATATATCACCTATAGTTCTGTCTAGTACGTCCAGGAAATAATACCCATTTTTTTCATTTATAGATATAACTTCTAGCTGTTGAACTTCTCCCGAGCCTGTGATAGGTATACTTATGGTGTTCAGTTCGTTGAGAGAGTTAGCAACATTATCTAAATCTATATCTAGATTAGACACAGTTAGAGCTTTAATATGATCTTCTCCATTAATGGTTTTATAGAAGACTCTTATTTCTCCGCTTTGTGGTGCTGTTTGTGCAAAAACTCCTTGACTTGGCATATTACTATTTAGTTATAAATATTTTCAAATTAAATTAACTGTAATTACTAATCTCAAATACTGCTTTGTTGTTGTGAGATAAAACGTTATTAGAAATATAAGTTTTTGCATACTCGACAGATAATTCATGTACATTACCATCTTCATACTCTTCCTGACCTAAGTATTCATGTCCTGATAGTATATCTCCTGCTGCTAAATCTATAGCATCAACATATTCTTGTCTGTTATCTACATAGAATCTGTGATGTGGTGAAACTACTATTTCTTCATTTTCAACTAATACTTTTATTCTCTCACTATAAATTACTTTATTTTGATATATTCTAGCATTTATCCACTCTAGGCTTGTTTCGTGTTGAGTTTTAATTTCATCTCCTATAACGATCTGATCTGCCCTTTTTAAAGACCCATCAGACATTAAAATATGTGTAAATGGTGCGATACATCCACCGCCACCGCCGCTAGAAGAGTATCCATATTGAGTTATAGATTTAGTGGCTAAAGTAGTAGTACCCGTTTTCAATGTTAAAGTAACTGATCTACTGCTTGAACTGGAATTATTATAAAAGAATACATTTATAGAAGAATCATCTCCTTGTCCACTTGCACCAGATATAGTAACCCAAGTTGCATTATCTGTTAAGGTCCAACTAAGGGTATTAGGAGTAACGTTAACCGAGTAAAATCTAGTACCTGCAGTTGAAGATTGAGTAGAATTACCGCCGATGGTACCGCTATAGTCAGAATACACTAGCGTATCTGTTACGTTTCCTCCTTGGTTACCTACCTCGTCTTTTAAATACAACGTAGCGGTAACAGTACCTCCTTGAATATTCCAACCAGATTGGTACTTATTCATAGTAAATACCTTATCGCTTGCAGCGAATGGTTCTCCCGACACATTTGTATAGTTACCAGATGTAGACATAGAACCGCCACCTGTTGAGGTAATAGTACAGAAATATTGACCTTTTTCATTTGAAGGTATATTTTGTATCTGTATGTAAAATACTCCGTTATTATTTGTAGTTTCATCAATCAACCCAGAAGAATTAGAAAATCTTGCAGAGTATCCAGTAGGGGTAGAAGTATCCTTTATAGAAGCAGTTAAACTATTAACTCCTGTTACTGTGGTTGAAGATGTATCTACCGGTGCGCTAGCCCCTGTATTACCTGCTGCATCTGTTAAAACTACGTCTAGAAAAACGTTATTTCCATCTGCAAGGTTGGTTGTATTGATAGTACTATTAATTGTAGATGTAGTTACTGTACCTGTTTTTTCTACTTTAGTGTTAGGTGTAGATTCTAAGAAAGCTGAGGCTGTATATGTAGCTCCTATTTCTGCGTTAAGAATTCTAAACGGTACTGATTGTTTGTTTGCAGCTGTAATGTGTTTAGGGTTCATAGTCCATGTAGCTGTATATCCGCTTGGTGCTGTGCTATCGAATTTAGCACAATCAGCTGTTTCTAGTACTTTCCCTCTATCAATTCCGTCTCCAGTCCCACCTACTCTTATACTGTAGCTGTTTGATAGTTTATACCATTTAGTATTTGCATCACCACCAAATGTTGAAAGGCCGGCGATATCGTTAAATACAAAGTCTCCAACAGTTAATGGAAAAGCACCGCTTCCATCATGATAGTATGTGCTTGTGCTATTATTAGTAGCACATGAAGCTGTTCCATCATTTGACGGTGTAGGATCCATAGAAAAAGCAGTATATGTAGCTGCTGATCCTTCATCGATAGGAGTAATATTAAAGTTTAAGCTAGGTACGTTAACTTGTTTAAATAAGTTTTGAGGATTGAGTTCTCCGTCTGTTACTTCTATATAACTACCGCTCAACTCTCCATTATACTGAGGAGACTCATCTTCTATCCATCTATCTACTGATCCTGATTTGGTATTTATACTAAGTTTATGTATAGTACTTTTTTCACCTGGTTTAAGGGTGTTTAAAGGTTTTGTATAGTTTACAAAATAACTTAATAAGTCTGTATCTGCCTCTAAAGTTGCGGCAGCAATTATTACATCGTTAGCTAAGGGAGTAAAAGAAGCTGATATGGCACCTAAGTTGTCTCTAACTACCCAACTATCTTGTCCGTGCGGGCTATAGTCTATAGGTACAATATGAGGATGTGCGGCTTGTAATAAGTCTGAGCCGCCTTGTCCGTCGTTAATACCAAACCTATTAACTGCAGACTCTGAAGTAAACATTAAGTAAAAATCTAAATCGGCCGAAACATTTCCTTCGTACGGAGTGTAAACTGTTCCGTGACTACTACTATCGGGGAAGTTATAAACAGTTCCGTCTGGATGGTAATACTCTGTACCTCTCATTGTTATTTCTCCAGCATTAAAATCTTTAGGGTTAGAATAATCAGGTTTAAAAGTAAAGTTACTTATACCTCCTATATGACTAGGCCAGTACCTTTCTATATCTTTTAAAATTTTAGTATTCTTTCTACTACTTTCATATACTCCACCATGAGATCCTGTTGTAAAGGCTGTGTCTATACTTCCAGAATATTCTGGTCTAGTGCCGGAGACTTGAGTTGCTTTAGCTTTTGATCTATCTAATAAGTGAGGTTTAATAATAATACCCGTATCTAAAGTAGCTTTTGCAGGTACAAAGTCTTTTATCATCTTAAATAGTACATTGTCGTAAAATTTAAGTAACCTAACAAAATCGTTTAGTTGGAATCTAGATAATGAACCTAATACTGCTTCTGCTCTTTTATCTAAATCTTTAAACTTACCTTTATCTCCATCTCTAGGATCTCCAATATAGTCTCCTATATTAAAATCATTTGGTACTTGAGAAAGTATGAAGGTATTAATACTGTCAGCAGGAGAAAATCCTACTTCTAATCGATGAGTATCTAATACTATACTGCTTTCTTCTTTCTGTATAGATTTATCTCTGGTTAGTACTTTTCCTACAGAGCCGCTTGCTCTAGTTTCATATTTAACTTTATCTTCAGAAGAGTTATTTGATTTTTCTATACCAAAAAACTTATTACCATCTACATCATCTCCTCCGTACTGTTTGATGGTTAAGAAGTCTGATGGTATACCAAAACAGTTTATTAGAGCTCTTAAACCTCTTTCAGTACCTTTACTTTTTAATAAGAAAGGTAGGTTGTGGTATATTCTTTTATACAGCTCTCCTTCGTAGTTTTTTCTAGCTATAGGCTGCTTATCAGACGGAATATTAGGAACCTGTAAAAATGTATTTACTATTTCTTCTGTGCTTCCGCTATCATAAGTGTCAGCTATTAAGTATTTAAATAAGTCATTAGTTCCTTCTGTTGAGTTATATAGTTTAGTTCCAAAACTCTTCAAAGTATCTCTAACTAAATCTTTAGATATACCAACATCTAATCTATTATCATTATTGTACTTATCTGTTACTGCTTTAGTATACACCCATAAGTTATCGAAGTGTTGACCTATCATATGAACAAATAATAGAGCACGATCGTTATTTGAATCTTCTGCAATATAGGAAGGAAGAGTATTAGTTAGTACATCGTAGTTAGAGGTATCGTAATTAGATGCAGATGTTAATTGATTTGCATACCAGCTTATAGCTTCAGAAGATGTAGTATGTAGATTAGTATGAGGTTTTACTGTTGTAGATTTAGGCCATGAGTGTGACCCGCTTTCATAATACAGAAATCTTTCGTAGTGATCAAAGTTGTCTATTATACCTTTTATAAGGCTATCATACCGTGCTGAACTACCTGAGTTGTTAGTAGTGTTTGTAATCTGTGTTTTACTACTTTCGTATGTTTGTAAAAGTTGTACTTTATATTTAAAGTTTTTAAGTCTTTCTGTAGCAGAAGAGAAGTTTATAAAGTTTTCATATTCATTGTGATCAATGTTTATCTCAACACTTTTTTCGTTTATGTATGAAAATATTTCTCTATTAGAGTTTAAATTTGAAAAACTAAATAATTCGTCATAATTAAAATACTCAGTAGGAGTAGTACCATTTATATCTAACTCTATATCAAAATTAGCCTGTCTTAACGTAGGGAATACTACAGGATCGTCCTCTACTTCTACTTGAATTTCAACTACACAAGAATCACTAACTTTTTCTACTACCTGTACTTCATGTTTGATTTCAAATCTTTCTGGTAGAGGTTCATACAGTTTAAGAGCAATCGTGTATTTGTCGTCAAGCTCATATACATCTATATTAGTAACAATAAAAAGATCATTATCTCCTAAATTTAACCAATACTCGTCAAAGTAGTCTTTATCATTAATTTGATCTCTAAGGTCTTCTGTGGTGTTAATTAGTTTATTAACATCAATTTTATCACTATATATTAAAAGTTCTTTTCTATCTTGAGATATACTATTAATATAAAACTCTTGCTTACCGTTGTCTACGGTATATAGATCGTTTAAGAAATGAAATACAATCTTATGATCAACTCCTGTGAATCCGTTTTCAACTGATATAGTTTCTGGCTGTAGTGTAAGGTTTGTTATATTCCCATCGGCATCAGTTTCTACATCTGAGGAAATATTATAATCGTATAGAGAAAATATTTTTTCATTATTAACTGAATAAAAGTGAGTTTCAATATAATTTAATGAAGGATTATAATTTTTATTAATCTGATAGTTATCGATCAAATTAATATCGGCTGAGGAATAATTTTCATTCTCAGGTACTGAGCTATATTCTCTATCTAATAATGTATATGTTATTTTAGCCATATTATTTTACTAATCTATATCCTACTTTATCTTCTCTATCTTTGTCTTTATACGTAATGACTCTTACACTAACTCTACCTTTGAAGTTACCATTTTGTTGTATAGCAGCAACTATATCTGCTGCTTTATACCCTGCTTGATTAAGTTCTGCTATAATAAAGTCTAACGATAGATCAGCAGCTTGTTGTTCACTCTGTGGTATAAAATAAGTATATGTTTGAACAGAATTTCTTCTTCGATTCCATGAAGTATTAGCTTCTACTTTACCAGATGCAAATAACCAGAAATACTTTTGACCCCATTGTCTATAATTATAATTCCTGTTTCTATAGCCTCTAAATGTAATAAATAATCTTTTTTCTATTACCCTTTTAGCATACCACAGTTGGGATCTATTTTTCTTAAATATACCAATTATTTCTGCTACATCTTTAGAAGCTTGTGTAGTTGCTGCAGAAGTTGTGGATGCTTGTGCCGCTTGTTGTTCAGCTGATTTTTTAGCTTCTGCTGCTGCTTTTTGAGCTGCTTCTGTAGCTGCTTCTGTAGCTTTATTTGCTAAGGTGTTAGCTTGTTCTAATGTTGCTATTGTAGAGTTAGCTGTTTCTAGTTGAGATTTAAGTAACTCCATTTGCTCTGCTGATCCGAAATCTAGTTCACCTCCGCCTGCTAATTGAGTTTCTAATTCTAATATACGTCTGTTGTTCTCTAATAACTGTTCTCTTAAAGATGCAACTTCATCTAATAGAGGTTGTATACTGTCTAACTGAGTGTCAATTTTGTATAACTCAGAACTCCTTTCTACTAGGTATTGATGAGAATTATCTTCTCCTTCGATTGGTATAACAGCGTAAAGTTGATCGTATAGACGGAATAATTCTTCTACAGTATCAGGATCAACAACAGGTTCAAGCTCTTTGAAAAACTTAAACTTACTGTCGATAACTCCTCTGTATGATTGTCTATCGAATACAGTCTTTTTTATTTCTACTTTTTTAGCCATTTCTTACTACCTTGAACACTTGGTTATTATCAATTACTGATGTAGACCCGTCAATTTCGGTTTTTATGAGTAATCTGTAGTATCTTTCTGGCTGTAATCCATCCATATAAATATCAAAATAATTAGATGTATTATCAGCACTTAGTTTAGTATATGTTGTATCAAAATCAACTAACATTTCTTCTGTATTTTCATCTCTAAGCCCCCAGTAGGAAGATGTTGGTAAGGTATAGTTAGTTGTATAAGCTGATGATGTTGTGAAAGTTCTAGTGGGGTATTTAGGTCTAGCGTTAACTCTAAATCTTTGTTTACCTTCGTCTATGTACTTACCTTTATTATTTCTTATGCTTACTATTACTTCAGAACTAGTTACTTCACTTAAGCTAGAAGTATGACTATAATCATCCCATTTAATTTCTAAATAAGGAGGGTATATAGTATTTGTATCTTCCCCGTAATATTTTAACTTAACTGAAGCGGAAGTGTTAAACTCTAAATTATCATCTAATTTAAGTATCATCCCGTAGTTACTTAACCACTCGTTTGAATGATACTGTGTAAGTTTAGTGACATCTATATCTAAATCATGGTTTGAGTTTTTATTAAAAGTCGCACTTCCTGATAAGATTACATTATTTGAACCTGAAGTAAAATACCAGTAACCTCCGCCAGGTAGTGTAGGTTGATAAGAACCGGTAGTTTTTAATTCATTCTCTGCTACTGTAAACCCGTTGCCTGTTTCAGAAGTAAGTGCTTCACTTCCTGTTGTCCAGTCTGTTGTACCGCCTGCTAATTTAAAATTCCATCCACAGCCTGTTTGATTAATAGGAATATCTCCAAATTTACCGTTTCCTTCGTCCCATGCTTCTGCTAATGGATGAACATTTATAGAATAGTTGATTGGAAGCTCGTTTGCTGAGTTTAGACTTAAATGTAGGTTAGCTTTGTACCCGGTAGTAGCAGGTAAGGTAATACCTACTTTATCAGTTAATACCGATTTAAGTTCTGTTGTATCAAATTGTATAAGAGTACGTAGGGTCTGCCCTCCTGCGGATACTCTATAGCCTCCAACTTCTAATAATTCATCTCTACCAGAGTTCGATAAAGGAAATTCGGTTGAGATAAAAGAGTCTTTTTCAGGAAATATTCTGTATAGTGCCATATTATAATGTTGTTACTCTTCCTTGTATATCGCTATTAGGGTATTTAACTTCAAAAATCATAGGATCTAACGATGGATATACTATATTACTTTTCGTTGCTCCTTTTATATCGTAATCAAAAGTAGAGTAGTTTCCTCCTACTTTTGTTTCTACCTTTATATCTTGTACTGTCTGCACTCCTTTAACCCTATCTAATAATGTATATACAGAAGAGAGGTTTATTGGTTGATTTATAGACCATCTGTCTATATTAAAATGATCTTTTAATGCTTCAGTGCATTTAAGTATTACTTCTCTAGAATTATAACTTGGTAAGGTAATAATTTCAAATTTAACTCCTACGTTAATAATAAAGGCATCTTTGATAGTACAGCCGTCGGTAAGTGCTTTAAACTGTCCGATATATTTCTTTAAGTTTTCTTTTAATTCTGGTTTTGCTTGTACTACCTTTTTATTATTATCGTAAGCTAAAACGTATAGACATACTCCTAACGGGTTATATACATTTGTATCTGAAGTAGGAATATCAGCATCTGTGGTAACAAATGCTTTAGCTATAGATCCTAAAGCAGTCGGTAAAGTCATGGCTCTAAAAGCATAATCTTGTTTAGTTATTATCCTACCTTGCTCGTTAAATGCTCTTAAAGAGTTTTGTCTAATTTCTTCTACTGTATCTCCGTCTTTACCTCCTGAGGCTGGTTCAGGGTTGTTGAAAGATAGTGTATTTAAGTAGGTGTTATCTGTTACTGTTGTACTGATAGCTTCCTGACCTGTTAATGTGTTAGAGTTAATATTAGACGCTATGCCACCGCCTTTTATATACTTAACAGTAAGCGTAGTATTAGAAGGAGCATTACCGTATGCTGAGGTAAATAAAAAGTTAGAAGGGTCATAGGCATAATCACTTCTCCTTACTCCTTGATTAGTTCCTGAACCTGCATTAGTAGGGTTAGGTAAGAATGTATCGTCATTAGAGGTAGACATTCCAGCTCCAAATTGTATCTGTAGTTGACCTGTAGAGTTAAATCTAGTAACATACCTATTAGCTGTTCTAGTAGCTGTTAATAGGTACGGTACTTCCCCGTTATTATCTCCTGTGTTTACTGCTTCAGTGAATACAGTATCTTGACCTAGGTAGGGTACTTCGGTCCAGGTGTTATCATCTGAATCTGTTATTTCTAAGATACCTATAAGATTTGTATCATCTACAGTCAAAGTTAAAAACTTACTTGCACTTCCTATTGAAAAGGTTTTAGTAACTATTTCTCCTGATTGAGCTTTTACGTTCTTTACTAATTCATACTCAGCAGGATTACCGTTTGAATCTATACTATGGATTGTAACTAGAGTAGGGTCGTAAGAGCTAGAAAATGCAAAGTCAACTCTATCTTGTAAAATAAATTTTTGTTCTCCTGATGATAATACTCCGTTCTGTGCAACTATTATTGCTTGATCGAAATCTGGGAGATAAGATGAGCCGGAAGCTGCTACCCTTTGGGTGACTTCTACGTCTACTGTTGCAGCTGATGTGACTCTAGGTCTATAGCCCATCATATACGCCATAGCGTATAGGTTGCCTGGGTCTTGGGCGTACTGTAAAAAGGTTTCTTGTAATTGACTATCTTGGTAAAAAGATAGCATATCTCCTACATACGCAGACATTTCTATAAACATCATACCAGGTGATGTAGGTGAAAAGTCGTTATACGAATCAGGAAAATAATTCTTAGCTAATTCTACTAACTGACCTCTAAGGTTAGAGAAGTTTTTATCGGTATATTGTATCTTAATATCTTGAGCCATTATTGTTCAAAATTTATTGTTATCTCATCCTCAATTTGAGTATCTATTAATCTAAAATTTAATGTAAAACTAACTAAATTAGAATCTGGTGCTCCTTGAAGATTTATATTCAAAATTTCAAGTTTTGGAAAGTACCTTTCTATAGCATCTCTAACTAAAAATTCTAAATCGGTTAAGTTATCCCTATTTATGTTTTCAAAAAGAAGGTTTCTTATCCCAGATCCGAATGTTGGATTATGATATCTTTCACCTTTACCGGTTAATATATAGTTTATTAAATTAGCTTTAATAGCTTCTTTAGTTTCGAACGTAGAATTAAATACAGCCTTGCTAGAAAAAGGCAAAGCAACACCTACAGCCTTTCTAGGTTGTAAATCTAATGGATTTATTTTCTTCGCTTCGAATGCCATATTATACTAATCCTGCTCTTTCTTTATCTTTTTTATTAGAAGCTTGAAATACTGCTCCTGCTTTTTTAACAAAGTCTAACTGAGATATGTCCATCCCTGGTTGAGTACCACTCATTCCCATTTGACTTGCCATACTTGTTGCCATGTTTGGCATACCTTGTACCATGTCTGAGGTTCCATTAAAGACTGTTTTATAGTCTTCATTAGTCATACCATCAGCGGTTTGTTTCAACATTTCGTTTATACTTTTATTACCAGCTACTGGGTTAAATTTTGAAGGTGGTGGAACTGTGCTATCTAGATCAGAATAACGTAGTGTAGGTAAAGAGTGTAGAT